ATTTCTACTATGGCAGAATGTTTAGCTTGTCTCATAATCTTAGACAGTCTAAATACCTTTCCAGTATATAGAAACCCAGGTTTATCAGCTACTGGAGGCAACTGATTGAGATCTCCACATGCTAATATCTTAATACCATTTGATTCCATCTCTTGTCTCATCTTTAGAGGTATTGTAGATGCTTCATCGACACAGATAAGTTTAATTTCATCAGGATCTAAAGGAGAATATACAAATCTTTTAGAAGTATATTCTTTTCCCATTACTCCATCTTTCTCAGTCTTAACTTCTAACTTGTATAACCAAGAATGTGCAGTAGATGCATTATGAAACCCATTCAATCTCATAACAATAGCCGCAGATCCAACGTATGCCATAGGAGCCACCTGTTCTGGTCTTAGTCCTAATTGGTCTATTATACAATGCATTACTGTAGATTTACCAGCACCAGCAGGAGCACTATATTGGAATACTAATTCTGATTCGTATTTATACCAATGAACGGCAGCCTTTATCAATGCTTGTTGCTCATCGGTTAATTCAAAATCTATTCTCATTTTTTAACCTTTTCATTTTCAAGAGCTTCAAAATATTCTTTTTCATAAGCATCATATATAGCAAGAGTTTCTCTTACTAAACTATTAGTCATTGCTTCTAATCGCATATATGCTTCTAGGTATTTAGTAGAATCTTTATAATGCATATCAGTTTGAATCTTTGCCCCATTAGAATATAATAACGTCATATATCCATAGGTATCTACTTTTGGAGCTTGATTAGGCTTGGCAGACATAATTTGTGCAGATACAATCTCTGGATGAGATTTTTGTAAATATTGTTTTAATAACTCATCCATAATAATAGGATTATTATATGGATCAAAGATCAAATCTTTCTTATGAAGAATACCTCTATTGGTATGACGTAAGAACTTTCCTCTCACAACAATATAATCTGGATTTTCAAAATCCTCTTCTGTATCTACAATATAACCCTCATGATCTTCTTCAAGACCAGTAATTCTCATCACATCTTTAATAAATCTCTCAGATAATTCTGGATTAGTACAAGTAGATGATCTAAAGTCTGTTAAAGACGCAATATCCCCACCTAATACGTTAACTTTTTTCTTTGCCATAATAATTTTCCTTTCTTTTAAATATATCTATTACTAATTTATCAATATCGTTTTTATATTTTATATTTCGACACACTAATAATGAAAGAGGTGATAATAATATGAGTACTCATAACGTAAACTCTAATACTGAGATTGCTATTCTTTTAGATGATTATGTAAATAAATTCCATCCTGGTGAGCAATTATTCAAACTCCAAATGACTGGAGGTATGCAAAATAATAGCCGGGCTTTATATAGAAATCAAGTATCTATTCCTAATCTTATGAATAAAGAAACAGATGGATTAGAATTTGGTGAAGTAAAAAGAACAGCAGTAGTTAAATTAGCTCTTCCAAGAGAAGTTACAAGAACTTATCCAAAGAAATATATCCCAGTAGGTACTAGATTTATCGTCACCTTTTTAAGCGGTGATATTACTAAACCTCAAATTATTGGAATGGAGCAATAACCAATGGCTATATATTATAATAGTGCTAGTCTTAGTATTACTGAAACTCATACTCTTAAAGAGTTTATTGATGCTGGTAATTCTGCTAGCGATAATTCAGATTATAAGTCTATCTCTTATTATGAAACTAGAGATGGATTTGAGTTTGTAGTAAAGAATTTGTTAGATGATTATCTAACAGACCTTAAAGAACAATCCATCTTAATAGAATTATCTTCTCAAGAAGTTAATAAATATAAATACAATCCAAAAATGTTGGCATATAAAATTTATGGGTCTACAAAACTATTCTATATAATCTTACGTTTAAATAATATTTGTAGCACTCATGAATTTACTATCCCAAATAAGACATTGTATCTATTACCTAAAGCTACTTTATCAAAAGCTTTATCTATTATTTATAATAAAGAATCTATGGCTATGAATACTTATAATCAAAAACATGCCAAAGATAAGATCATTACACCTGTGAATAAGTTTATTTCTAAATCTTATTCTTCTACAGCATCTATTGGTTCTTCTAGTACATCTTCATCTTAGACAATAAAAACAGTGGTATGGGAATATTCCCATACCACTACTTTAATGTGCTTGTTTGTTAATATGAGGAGGAGGTACTAATACTATAACCTCTTTCTTTTTATTCTTAGCAAATGGAGAAGAATCTTCACTATCTAATGAGAACTTAGGAGTCATCTCTATAAGCTTTGTATCTTCCATTTTTGTTTGAGGCCTTTCTACCATTGTTTCAGTAGGCATTGATACGCTATTATCTCTCTTAGGAGTTTTTACCAAACCTGTTCCAGCTGTCATATCAACAGATTTATTTAATGCCTCTAATCTCTTAGCAGGATTATTAATAGAAACATGTTCTGTTGTACCAAATTTAGAAGTTACCTCTTCAATATCATTATTTATTAGAGATTCTCTATATACTGCTTTTGGTTCAAATAGATCCTCTACCAGTGCTACAGATTTTGGATAGAATGGTTGGAATATAGAATCTAATCTATGAGTAGGAGGAAGTTTATATCTATGCTTAGTCATTTTAATACCAAGATATCTATTACCCTCTTTATCATATTCTGGAACAATGATAAATGTACCATCAAGGTTAGTATCTATCTTAATAGATTCACCAATATTCGCACGACCTAATTTCTTAATAGAATCTAACTTATTAGCATTTCTTCCCTCATCAATAATCTTCATCGCTTCCCGATTAAGCTGTGATGCGGTTATTACTGGAATCTTCTTAGAGATTGCAAATGTTTTAAAGTCATTTACTACTGTACCAAGATCTTGATAAACGTCTTTTGTTCTTTCAGATGGTTTGATACGCATCATATAATCTTGTAAGAATGCTATAGTTTCAAAACCCTCATCTTCTAAGTCTTCTACTATCTTATACATATAGGAAGTATCTACAGAATTCACAGGTTTGTATTTAATAAATAACTCTACAGCTCTTTTATTTTCTGGATCAAATTCAAATTGGCATGCCTTGAATTGAGCTATTGCATCTTCTGCTGTAGCACATGCTTCCATAGATTTACCTTTGGTCATAATATGATATAATGAACAAACTGTTTCAACTACTAAGTTTTCCATTGTTAATAATATAATGCAAGGTTTCTTAGATTTATCTTGGGTTATGAAATCTTGATTATATTTCCATAGTTGATACATTATATTCTCTAAAGTAGTTGTCTTACCAGAACCTGATGCACCAAAGAATGAATATACGCGTTCTTTTTGGAAACCTCCGCCAAGCATAGCATTAAATCCCTGCATTCCAGTAACTAGTTTATATGATGGACTAGTCACATATTTATGAATATCTGGAACAGTTGTTTCTAACTGAGATAATCTGAATAATGTATCAGATGAATCTTTATTTACCTCATTGCGTCTAAATACAGTTTGAATATCACTAATTCTGGATTTTAAATAATCAATGGTTTGATTCTTTTCTCTAAAATCTGCATTTTGATACTTAGTGATAGCATCGAGTAATACATTAATATGCTCATCAACTTCATTATTAGTTAATAGCATAGAAATATTACCCTCAATAGATATAACCTCATCATTAGAAAGTTCTCTAGTCAAAGATTGATCTTTTTCTAAATTAGTTATATCCATAGTAAGATTGATATTAGATAGAATCATTTCTCTATCATTCAATCCATTCATTCTATTTTCTAGAATTGCTTTTAAGAATCTTAACTTAATGGCACAGTTTTGATTCTTTATAAAATCTTCAGGATTGATCCTGATGATTAAACTATTTAACATAGTTAATCCGTGCTTACGGATGTTGTCATTCATAGAGAGAGCATATCGGCAAAACGAATTCAGCATATACTCTGTGATGCCAGAAGCTTGAGGAGCCTTTCTAGCAGTTTTTGTATTCGTTGGCTGATATTTTGATTTTCTCTTGTCAAAGTCTGTCATACTAGAAACTCCCATTTATAGTTTTTTATATTTTTCGTTCGAGTAGTATTATAATGTTTTCGAGGTTAAAGTTTTTCAATATAAGACATAAAGTCAGCAAACTTTTCAACACTCCAAAAATCATTTCCCTCTTCTTGGTTCATATATTGTACCAACTTTTGTTCAGGAGATAAATTGTTATCGAATAGATAATCATACTTTTGATATTTCTGATTCATACTATGCAACTCTTTTTGTATCTTCTGTTGTTCAAAGTTAGTTTCAATTTTTACATTAGCCTTACTTCTATAGAAATTCTTAAGCAATTCTATAGTTCTAGGATTGTTCTTAGTAATAAGGATTCTAAGATGATCTATACCCTCATTCAATAATGCTTTGATATAATCAATTATAATCCTAGGATCTTGATTAATCATTTCATCAAGATTAATAGTATCATATCGGAAAGACTTAATAGGTTCAAAATGAACCATATATTTTCTTTCTTTGATATTGTGTAGAAGAACGATGAACCCCTTTTCTTCTTCCTCACCAAATTTGTATCTTATAGGAGATCCGCAGTAATAAAAGTCATTACTGTATACACCATGTACATGAACGTGTCCTGATATAATAGGACCTTTACAATTACCAAAGTCTTCTATATCAAATACCGGCTCCCTATTAGATGCTAGGTCTCTTTTATTCTTACCAAAGATAGCACCTTTGAAAGTACCATGCATATAACAAGCATCGTATAATCCAGAATTGATTAAAAATTGGTTGTAATATGGCTCACCCATGTTATACATTTCTGGAATACATAAGATTTTTTTACCTTTGATAAATAAAAATTGAGTTTGGGTTACAATCCTTAGATCACAACCTTGATTCATAAATGGGACAAAGATCTTGAGCTGATCAGCATCATGAGATCCAGTACCGTTTATGAGTATCAAGGTTGCATTTTTTCTTTTACATATATCAACTAATCTTTGTACAAATGAGATTGCATATACTACAGCATCAGAGTTTGCCATAAACTTATGATCAAATATATCCCCATTAACAGATACTATATCTAACACATTCATCATTTCAAGATAGTTTAAAAATTGTTCATTTAAGATTTTATATTCAGTTAAAGGCTCTATAGTACCAAAGTGTAGATCTGATATGTGAGCTTCAACAAATGTATCTTTTATATTATCAAAACTTACTACTTGTTTCATTGTTTTCTTTAATCACTCCTTACCTTATTATAGTATGTGACCAAAATTTAAGTTAAGAATAATACTAGAGCAAGTTTATGCTCTAGTATC